AGACTCTAAAGACTTTAGATCTCCTAAGTATTCTTCTACATATCCTCGTCCATAGTCTTCTCCATCCATGTGAGTAAAACGAAGAGCTAAGAAAGGATTCCTGTTCTTAGGAAAGGTTCCTTCTGATCCTGGAACTGTCAAACCTTCTAACTCTTGATGAATCATCCAGTTCTTTCCTGTCCATTTAACACAAGTATACAGGTCTAAGTCTTTAAGAGTACTATCGGATTCTGGATCAGTTATGATTTCTTTGGCATTTTCTGGAAGAGATAGTGGAGAGAGTGATTCCTTTGTAATGATCTCTAAAGGATTACCCATTGAATCACGTTTAACTACATACCTATCTAGTCGAAAAACTCTTATCTGATCTTCTGGAGGTAAGTAGAGTAGGACATTTCCAGTTACTATGAGTTGTTTTAAAGCTTCTGAGATTGGTACTCTAAGTCCTCGTACTTCGATTTCCTGCATTACCATTCTCTCAATCTTTGCAAGACCTTCTTCTGCTTCTGATCTTTTCTCTGCAAGGAGAGCTTCAAGTTCTGAGTTGTCTACTACTAAACGAAAGAAGGGTGCATTAGGAGGAAGTAAAGAAAGTAAAAGTTTTGAACTTAGATTGTTTACTCCTTCTGCACCTATACTTTGAAAGGGTGTGACAAGTTCTGAGGTACTTGTATGGTCTACATCAGGTAAGAGAGTTGGAATTGTAAATAAAGATGCTTCTCTACCTCTTCGTAAATAGTTATCTCTGTCTCCTTTGTATCTGTCATATCGTGTCTTTACTTCTCCTTCTTTGTATTCATAAGCATCTGAATTCACTACAGTCTTTGTTCTACTTTTAGATTTATATTCCATATTAGCCTATCCGAAGGGATTTTCTGGCTCTTCCTTTACTTTTATTTACTTTTAGATTTGCTTTAGCTTTATTTTTAAGTCCTTTAGCATTAGATTTTATTTTATCTGGAACATCTACATTCTCTCCACTATCTCCACCAATTCCCATAGCTTCACCTAGATCTGTTGCAAAGTTCATAGCTGTATCTTCCCACCTACCTAGTTCATCTGAAACAACATCATTAACTGCTTTACCATAGTCATGGAGTTTATCTACATTAGTATTAATACCACTTTCTAGATCCAAAAGTGAATCGTTATTATCTTCTATAAATCCTTCTACAGATTCTTGCACTCCATCCATACCATCACCAATACTAGTATTAATACCACTTTCTAAGTCATTAAGACTATCAGTATTCTGATCTACAACTGTTTCAGCTTGATCTAAAGCGCTTCCTACTGGATCTTCTCCTGTAACACTAGTGATAGAATCTTGAACTGTTCCTACAGGATCTTCTATAATACTTGTAACTGTGTCGAGGGCTCCTCCTCCTCCTCCACCTCCTCCCATTGCACCAGCACAAAGAGAAAGTTTACCTTCATAATCAAAAGACTTAGAATCTGTTTCTACTAGTTGACCATCTAGCCACTTATAATTTATTTCTGTATATATTTTCATTTTAGTTATAGGGGAACATAGTACTGGTAACGAGTAATTATTTCTTGTTTAGTTGCTTTTGACACTTCTTTTGCTATCTTAATAAAATATTCAAGATCACTATATCCGAAGATTCCTAAACATTTATTTTCTTTTGCATGACCTACAATAACAGGATAACCGTCTAGCCATCGCTGAGCTACTGTCTCTTTATCAACATCTTTAGTACGAGTCAAAGAAAATAATACTAAAGTTTTTCTTTCTGTAAACTCACAAGTCTGTATATGTGTCAGTAATAAATAGTCATCATCCTCTTCAGTCCACAAATGCATAGTTTGATTAAAAGGATTTATCAATCTGCCATAGATACCTTTTAAATATTTTTCTGAAGCTCCTTCTGTAATAATACATCCACCTTCGGTAGCTTCACTAGCTGTTATAAGATGCTCCTTATATATCTTCCAGTTCTCTTTTATCTTTCTTTGACTAAGTAGTTTTAACACTTATCCTCTTTTATAAACTATTAAACAGTTGGTTTACGAATTCTCAAATTCATTCTTTTCTTTCTAGTTTTATTTGCTACAAATCTTGGATCTTGTGTAGTTAATCCTTGACCAGATAGTGCAGTTATTTTTTCTGGTTCTACATCTGGTGAACTACCTCCACTATTCATACACATCGTCAAGACTCTCTTTATAAGTAGATTTAATTACATTAATTATATTTTGTTGACCTTGAAGGAAAGATAACTGTTCGGTAGTACATTCATTTATTGGTAATGTATTTGGAAATGTTGTTTCTAACCATTCAATTAACTCATCAGAAATGCCGTAAATACCTAACATACCTCTCCTTTTTGAAATCTTCTATTCTATATAAGTAAAAGTAACATCCTTTAAAATAGAAGAATTTGTTTAGTTACTGATTTTATTAAACTATTTCGCATGATCCCCCTGAACAAGCTAGTTCTTGGGATGCAATAGTATAGTCATCACTTTCATAATCAGATAGTTTACTCCAATCAAGAACAGGCATCTTTTTAAGAAGGACTTTATACTCTTTTTGAGTGCAGTCCTGATATGGTGCTTGCTTATAGACATGATCTGAATAAGGAAGAAAAGAAACACCAGAAATAGAATCAAAGTTTCTATATACAAAGGCTCCTACTTCTAACCATTCATCTTCTTTTACAGATATTGTTTGACTAACTTTATGTTCGGTAAATGCTTCTGTATATACTGAGTGAAGAACTAGTTGATCAATAGCTCCTAAAGAATCTCTACATAAAGCATTCTCTGGAGACTTCATTGGAAAAGAAAATACTGCACCTGTCTCTGGCTTGATTACATCATCCTCAACTGGTACACCTTGATCAATCATTAGTTTTGTAATGGGATCTTTCTTATCTCCTCTAACTGTTCGTACATAATAAGGACTATGCCTAGTATGTATTCCTGATGCTGAATTAACTAACTGACTAACTGTACCACTTGGTTTGATTGCAGTAATAGCAGCAGAAGGATTAATACCTATTTGATCTGACATCCATTGATTCTGACCTTTAGCTACAGCTTTAAGATCTTCTAGTTTTACAGAAAGATCTTCAATCTCTTTAGGAGATACAAGGTTATTTCCATTTGTTAGTTTGTTATCCATTATTCCTGTAAGAGAAACACCTAGTAACCTCTCCTCTTCACAGTTAAGTTTCCACTTGTTTGAAACATATCTGAAGTTTGTTAAGGTACTCTGCCAAGTTCCTAGAACAGTTGCTAACCTAATCTTTCTCTGTATATCTTCCCAAGTATCCTCACTCCTTACAACTGCTTCAGTAAGGTTACAGAACTCTCTTGGTCTAAGTATTATTTCAGAACAAGGATTGGTTCCAAAGTCATCAATACCTTCCCTACGTTTACCTAGTTTTTCTGTATGTTTACGAGCATTAAAAGAAGAGAAGATACCACGCTCACCAGATTTAGACATGTAAAGACTTCTCCACTCTTTAAGGAAGGTTCCAATGTCTGGTTTGGTGTGATAGTTTGCAGAGTTATTAGCTAAGTACCTCTGAGAATTTTCATACCCAAACTCTCCAGATTTACATGTTCGTAGTTCATCATCTCCAAGATCTGAAAGAGATAGCAACGCACTCCTTCTTACTCCACCTACTACTATACACTCTGCTACCTTACAAACTATATCATGACACTCTAGAGGACGAAGCTTTCGACTTCTAGCTCCTTTAAACTTTTCTATAGTAAACTTAAACAAAGCTTCCAAGGGTTCAGGTCCGCTTGCTCTACCTCCAAAAGTTTTAAGTACTGCTCCTGCTGGTCTAACTGCAGACATATCCCAAGATGGAATCAAGCCAGTACATAATAAAGAGATTAACTCCCTATATGCCTTAGCCCAACCAAGCTTAGAATCTCTAACTTTAATGATTGTATCAGTAGGATATAACTCATCAGGAATAACTGGTAACTGCTCAGTATGCTTTGATTCTACAGAGAAACCTACACCTGTACCATTCATAAGGACATATAGGATTTCATCAAAAGCTTTCATAGAATCTATAGGAGTATAAGCACAGTTATAACCAGCTATATTTTCTTTCTTTAAGGCTGGTCCTGCGGTCATTAAGCACCTCATTGACGGCATAATCTGCAGGGAAAGTACTGCTTCTTCCAGTTCCATCCGAAGTTTCTTAGGAATTTCGTAGTTGTAGTTCTCCTGTAAATGTTCTTCAAAGAACTTGAAGTATCGACTTACCGTTTCTTCCCATGTTTCTCTTCGTTTCTGTTCTGGTAACCATCTGGAATATCTACTTAGATGTATATACTCTTGGTATTGGCTTGGTAATTTATTCATCTCTATCCCCCTGTAGTTCATTAAACTCTGCAGCTAATTGCTGAGGAAGATTCTTATCTACATACTTACCTTCCTGTTTAAATTGATTATTCATCAGCATCTCTTCAAAGATATCAAAAGCTTTCTCACACCTATATGTATGAAGCGCACTCAGACCTATTAGTAAGTTTGCAATCGCATCTGTAGTTGATCCTGTGTCACTTTCTATGAGTCTATCTGTTATTAAGTCTAAATCGTCTGAGGTTTGACTTAATGCTATTAATGACTCTTCTAAATCAAATCTATTTTTCATTTTTCATCCTCTCTTTTTCAATTAGTTTTTCTAAATAAGTTTGAGCTTTTAACAAGTCGTTAAGTCCCCCTTTGAATTGGTAACGAGAAACATACTTGATGATGTTTCCCTCTATAAAATCCAATTCATTAGCTGTGATATATTCCAATGGTGTTATACCTAATCCTTGATAATGCTTTGGTTTAGTTATCTGTTCTTCTTTAGTTTGAAGATTAGCTACATCTTTTAATCCAGATGGTAATGTACTTTTAGGATCATTTCTAAATGCATAACCTAATGGATCTCTGGTCATCTCCTTTACATGTGTATCTACCTGATCACCTATAGATACATAGGACTGAGTTTGTGCATCCCATTGTTGAACAGGCTTGGGAGCATTACTCAGAATATTTTTAATGTTATTCTGATCATCCCTTCCAAATCCTAACTGCTCCTTTTGTTTCTGAGATTTTGTTCTTTCTATCTCATCCATGTCATAATTACTCATAGTTCTCCGTTCCATAATCTAATTTCTCTAGTTTGAGGATTGTAGTCACACTTACGAAGTATCCTTGCCATCCTTGCGTTCAATAAAGCATCTTCTTTTGTAAGTCCTGCCTTTATATATCTGTTTACTACTGTCTCCCATAGATCTTCCCCCTTCTGCTCTGCATCCCTAAGAATCTTTTCACCTGTAACGGCTCCAACTTTCGGACAACCTTTGTAGTTATCTACAGCATCTCCTATTAATGCTTGCTTCAAGAAATTGAAGTTTGCTTCTTCTTCATCAATGACAAATATCTTCTTGAGTTTTAAGTCCCAATGTAATCCTGGAATCGTTAGTAAATCTTTGTCTTCACTTACAATCACATAATCATTTTCATTTTCAGTTGTGCCAATGATTCCAATTGTGTCATCTGCTTCAAGATTCTCGAAGAGTCGATAAGGAAATGTGTCTTTGCAGTACTGAAGGGCAGGTTTAAAACAGAGAGGTTTTCTTCCTCCTCTACGATTAGCTTTGTAATCTAGATTGATTGTTTTTCTGAAATTCTTCTGATCTGAAAAACATAGGAGGCTTCGGTCTGCTTCCATCTCATCAACTATCAGATCTATTTGATCATCAATAATAGTCTTAACTAAATTTAGATTTGACCAGAGTACCCATTGATCGTTTCCCCAATTCACTTCTTCTTCTGCAACTCGACAAGCTTTATACAAAATAATATCTGCATCTATGACTGCTACTCTATTCATTTAGTTCTCCTAATAAATGTGGGGGATGTGTATAAGTAAATGGATCGTTAAGATCATAAGCAAAGTCCTCATAATCTTTTAATCCAACATACGATTGTTTGTTTATTGACAGAAAAGGAACTACATAAACCTTGGGAAACTTGACTGCAAATAAATAATCGAAGTCATGCTCCGAATATTCATATATTATTCGACTACGATTTGAGTTTGCTTCACGTTTTAATCGAACTCCATTTCCCATGCTTGTAGTTTTGACTTGGATAGTAGCCCATTCATCACCACTCTTAATTGCAAAGTCAACTGAAGTGCTAGGATTATCTGGCGCATAGATGTCATATTTCCACATGTGTAACAAATAACGTACAAGAGATTCTCCTGCTTGACCAATTGAATGGTTATCAGTGGGTTTCAGACCAGTTTCTTCCGACTTTGTATTCTCCTGTGAGGGGTATTCGTAATCCATATCTATCCCCTGTAATGACAACTGCTTCGGTACAGATTTCACCGATCCTTGATGCATGTTTCTCCTTTACTGTGAATTGAATTTCATCATGAACAAATGCTACCTGAGAGTAGTCCTGTCCACATTTAAAACCATTTTCTTCTAGTAATCTGTGAGTCTCTACAACCCAACGCTTACAAATTATTGCTCCTGCAGATTGTAACAACGTATTCAATGCTGCATGTTTAGATCTAACTGGAACACTCCTACCGTCTAATCCTTTTAAAGCTCCACATTCCACAGCTTTCGTTTGAACTTTCTTTCTGAGTTGTTTGAGGGCTGGAAGCTCTGTAAGAAATTTCTTCTTTAAAAGTTTTCCTTCTGCTTTCCCTTTACCAACGATCTCACCAATCTTCTGATCTCCTGCACCGTACAGAAAACCATAAATGAATGTTTTGGCTTGATCCCTCGTAGATAATCCAGCGGCTTCTTGATTGACCGTATGAATATCTTCTTCCAGAAGTTTCTTCCCATATTCACCGTGGTCATACAGAGATAAATAGTGTGATAAACAGCGCAACTCAAGACCAGAGACATCAACGCCCAATAGTTTCTCTCCTCTATCCGATGTAAATAAAGACCTGCAAGCCGTCCCATAGGGTGCATTTGAATTCGGAACTTGAGCGAGGTTTGGTGTTGCGTGAGAACAGCGAGAAGTCGATGCTCCCATCGTATTGATCCGTCCATGTATCCTCCCATTTTTAACTAGTTTCAACCAAGCTTGATCACCTTCTGCAAGTTGACCAATACGTTTGTTTAGCATTAAATACTCTGCCATCTTCTGAGCCTCTGGATAATCTAACTTATCGAGAATAGCCTCATCAACTTTAGCTTCGCCTGTTGGCGTAAACTCTCGTGGTTTCCATCCTCGTAACTCCTTGAGCCTCTTTGCAATGTGCCTTCGTGAGTTAGGATTGAAGTCCACAATTTTAACTTTAGAATAGAGTTCATTACGTCTAGTTCCTTCGTTAATAATCCATGAACCAAATTCTTCTTTAAGTTCTTCTTCCAGTTGATCACGTTTACTTGCAAGCTTTGTATATAATTCAACAGCTTTTTCTTCATCGAATTTAATTCCATAGTATTCCTGTCTGTTACAAATGTTAGCAATCTGATGCTCCAACCATATCGATTCTTCTGATGGTAAACGCCAGTTAAAATTCTTCCATAAAATATCCGTTAGTTCGACATCTTGGATACAGTAGTCAATTAGCTCTTGGGATAGTTCAGAATAACCATTCTCTTCAAGGTAGGTTCCTTTGTCCTTTTCCAATCTGAATCCCCAAGCCTTTAAAGAATGTGATCCCCAAAACTTAGGTTCCAGTAATTTAACCTGAGAATCCTCAGTCCTTAGATCTGCATGGAGAAGCCTACTCAGAATTAGAGTGTCAGTTACCTGAATCAATGGAAGTTCAAATCCATAGAGTCTTTTTAAAACTTCCAAATCAAAACCAAGAACATTATGTCCAATGACTTGACCAGTTTTTAGAACTTCAAAAGAGTTCTTAATTTCCTGATCCGTAGTAGCTACAGTTATCTGGTCATTGAGTTTGTAGACCAGACAATGAACCTTTGTGACTGTATCCAAAAGTCCATCTGTTTCTATATCTAAAATAATGTTATTCATTAGAAGTCCTCCTCCTTAGCTTGTGATACTTTCTTAAATCCATACTCTGAAGCAGTTTCAGAAGATAGAGTCTCCACCATTCTTCCAGTTTCTTTTGAGTAATGAAGAGTGTTTGCAACTCCTGTTTCTCCTGTCCAACGATTCTTTAAGACTCTTACTGTAGTAAGGTCTGGATTCTCCTCATCCTGTTGATTTCTTTCACACCCAATAACAATGTCTGATAGCTGAGCAATTCCATGTGAACCTCTGAGTTGGTTCAGAGAAGTTCGTACTCCTTCTTCATGTCCTCGATCTCCTTGTGGTCTTCGTAAGTGAGACACAAGAATCAAAGAGCATTGAACTTCTTCAACAAGACTCCGAAGCTTTGTCATTACAAAATCTAAGAGTCTACGTTCATCACCACCTTCCAAGCCAGATAAAATAATGGTGATATGATCAAGGATAATGTGACTACATCCCACTCCCTTAACCAAGTAACGGATCTTGCTGAAAAGATTGGAGATTTCCATAGACCCCCAATGATCATACAAAAACAAATTCCCAGTTCCCAATACTGCATCAAATCCCTCCTTTAGTTCTTCTGTAGTGTAGTCCACACTCTGAAGATGAATTGGTTTGTTGAGATATAGACCAATGAATCCTAGTGCAGTTCGTTTAGTGTTCTCCTCAAGTGCAAGGTAACCTACCTTCTGATCCTGAAGAATCAATGAGTATGCTATCTCTCTACAGAACTGGCTCTTACCAATTCCTGATCCTGCAGTAATAGTTACAATTTCTCCTTTGCGGAGTCCTTGTGTCATATTATTAAGACCATTAAAAGGATACGGCATACTCTCTGCTTTCTGAGAAGTACTAACTAACTCCCAAGTATCTGCACCATCAATTATTCCATCTGGTCTGTAGGATTTTGCTCCCCAAATGGCACTAATAATTTCTGCTCCTCTTCCTGCTTGAATCATCTCATTTGGATCGTTCAAAGGCAGAGTAGCAATCTTAACTTTTCCTGGAGAAAACAACTGAACACAGTCATCTACTGCTGTTTGTCCTGCTTCATCCTGATCAAACATTAGTACTACTGTCTCAAAGTTCTCCAAGTATTCTAAGTCGTTCTGAATGCTCCTCTTAGCTCCTGCTGCTCCAGTAGGTAGACTTACTACAGGCCACTTGTTTCCTTGTGCCTGAGACACGGATAGAGCATCTATTTCACCTTCGCAGATCGTAACTATCTTACCTTTTTCCCAAAGGTGCTTACCGTATAGACCTGCCTGTTTTGTGTCTCCAATAAATAAGAAATCTTTATTTGGAAACCGTATTTTCTGAGCTATAACA